GCAATTACGACGTCTCCCGAAGCCATCGACTGAACTAGCAGCGGTAGAAATCATCCTGTATCCGCCAGATAAGCGGATCAGGGATTTGGACAATTACAACAAAGCGCTGTTCGACGCACTGACTCACGCAAAAGTCTGGGAGGACGACAGCCAGGTAAAGAGAATGCTGGTGGAGTGGGGACCAGTTTTCCCGAAGGGGAAGGTAGAAATCACGATCACGAAATTTGAAACAGGGGCGGGTGCAGCTGCCTGAACATGGAGAAAGAAGCATGAATAATTTAATGGTCATTGATGGTATCGAAGTTCGCCGCGACGTTCATGGGCGCTATTGTCTTAACGATTTGCACCGTGCTGCTGGTGGAGAGCAGAAATATCGTCCGAAATACTGGCTTGATAATAAGCAAACCCGTGAGCTGATTGAGCAACTTTTCACCGAGGGCGGAATTCCATCTTCGGAACAAAATCAATCAGTTAGATTTTTTCAGGGCGGTAGTGATACCCGAAGTTTGGTACGTGCTCCAGTAAATACTGTTCGCGGTGGTGCTGAACAAGGTACATACGTATGCAAAGAACTGGTGTTTGCTTATGCAATGTGGATCAGCCCGTCTTTCCATCTCAAGGTGATCCGCACGTTCGATCGGATTACCAGTGCGCCACAAACATCTTCTGGTATGGCTGCCGATAAGATGCAGGCGGGGGTGATTCTGCTGGGTTTTATGCGCAAAGAGTTAAACCTGTCCAATTCATCGGTACTGGGCGCGTGCCAGAAACTCCAAGAGGCAGTGGGACTACCTAACCTGGCGCCACAATATGCCATTGATGCTCCGGCTGGCGCGCTGGATGGTTCAAGCCGCCCGACGCTGGCACTGAGCGCGCTGTTAAAACAGCATGGTATCCGGATGACGGCTAATCAGGCGTATCAGCAGTTAGCGAAGCTGGGTGTTGTTGAACATCGTGAACGTTACAGTCGTTCCGCGATTAACGGCATTAAAAAATTCTGGTCGCTGACGGCGAAAGGCTGCATGTTCGGCAAAAACATCACCAGCCCGGCAAACCCTCGCGAGACGCAGCCGCATTTCTTCGAGTCCAAATTCCCTGAGCTGCTGAAGCTGCTCGATACCGTTCATTGAGGTGATCGTGAGAGCGTTACTGACCCCTGAAATTGCTCCTCGTATGGGCGTTGTATTGTTCAGGCCAGGATCGGAACTGATGCCCCTGTTTATGCAGGGGCGTGTTCTGCTTGAACCAGAGCCGGAACAATATTCATCTTTCGCCTGCGGCGCGGTCCCGGCGTTATCACAGCCGCTTGCGGATGATCCTGCTGTTCGTGATGTGTTCCGTAATGAGTCGGTTATCTTTCGTGCTGGTGGTCTGGATAGTCTGGAAAGCTGGCTACTCCGGGGGAATGGCTGTCAGTGGCCGCATTCAGACTGGCACAGCGAACAGATGACAACCATGCGCCACGCCCCGGGGGCAATCCGACTGTGCTGGCACTGCGATAACCTGCTGCGCGAACAGTTTACGGAACGGCTGGAATCAATAGCTGTGGAGAACACGACAAAATGGGTTTTATCGGTTGTTTGTCGTGATCTGGGTTTTGACGATATGCACGCAGTTACTCTCCCGGAACTGTGCTGGTGGATGGTACGCAATGACCTGGCAGAAGTCTTACCGGAGAGCGCTGCGAGAAAAGCATTAAGGATGCCGAAGGCAATTGTCCAGTCAGCTACCCGTGAAAGTGAAATTGTTCCCTCGGTGCCGGCCACCAGCATTGTACAGGATAAGGCGAAAAAGGTACTGGCGCTCAGGGTTGATCCGGAATCGCCGGAAAGCTTCATGTTACGTCCGAAACGCCGTCGATGGGTCAATGAGAGATATACCCGCTGGGTTAAATCCCAGCCGTGCGCCTGCTGCGGGAAGCAGGCGGATGATCCGCACCACCTGATAGGCTACGGTCAGGGAGGGATGGGAACAAAGGCGCATGACCTCTTTGTGCTGCCGTTGTGCAGAACGCATCACAATGAGTTACATGCGGACACCGTGGCATTCGAAGAGAAATACGGCTCTCAGCTGGAGTTGATATTTCGTTTTATCGATCGCGCGCTGGCAATTGGCGTGCTGGCCTGATTTGGTGGAGAAAGTTGATGCGTGATATTCAGATGATTCTTGAGCGTTGGGGAGCATGGGCGGCGAGTGATAGCTCAGGAGTGGACTATTCGCCTATAGCTGCTGGGTTTAAAGGGCTTCTTCCCTATACCTGCAAGACACGTGTGGCTTGTTCTGATAATGACGCATTAATTGTTGAGGGGTGTCTTGCTCGTTTAAAGCAAAAAAGGCCTGATGAGCATTCGCTTCTTGTGGCACATTATTTATACAGAATATCCAAGCGTAAGATTGCAAAGGTGCGTGGGAAGGATGAGAAATTGGTACGTATAGAAATACAGTTAGCCGAAGGATTTATTGATGGCTGCCTTTCAATGCTGGATCTAACATTAGATATGGACGTTTAATAATACGCCCCATGCAGGGGCGTATTATTTACTGGATGAATGACATTTGATTAATATATTTTATCATTAACTCTCTGGGAGTAGTGCTCCAAAATTTTAGGCGTTCATAATCAGTATAAACATTTGTGAAATTTTTAAGTTCTTCATCACTTTTAGGGGCAAATCGCTCATTAAGAGTAATGCTGTCTTTAATTATTCCGAAGAATATAATTGATATTTCAGGGATTTGCGATCTTCTCTCATAAGAATAAGGTATTTCTTTTATGTTAAGCAGGTCTGCTAAATAAGATATAGATTCAGCGGTAATTTCTTGCTTTAGTTTTTCCTTGTCACCAAAACAATGTATGAAGACAGCTACGACAACGATCATATTTATAAAAGGATCATTGCTTTTGCACTCATTGTCGTTTAACAGTCGAAAAATGTTAAGATTGCGTGAAAAGGTTTGTGTTTCACGTAAGGATAAGTTGGTTCGTTGAATTAAATCACAAATAAAGCCACCAACTAAACTGTTGATTTTATTTAGTAAGGTAGTTTCACCTACAAGGTAATCCCAATATATAACCGAGGTTTTACATACGTTATGCCCATTTATTAAGCATGTGTCTGGAAGAGTAATGGTATATTTTATAAACTTGTCAAGATACTTTTGTGAGTTAATGCTATAACCATAAATATGATTTATAGATGCTTTTAGTTGTTCAGTGTTTGTAACTAAAATAAAAAATACGTTATTGATATCAAAGATGTGTTTTATTGTTTCAATGATATTTGTTGAAAAACTTGGCTTACATCGGTCTAATTCATCAATAATTATCACTATCTTTTGCTTGTTTGATATATCTTCAATGCAGGATTTTAGAGAGTTTATGTTTTTCTCTGATTCCATGTGGTCTTCAAGTATATTTTCAATAGTCCCATCTATTGCTGCATTGCTTGCTTTCTTCATCGCATCTTGGAATTCTTCGGCAACTTCACTAGCCTCCTGTCGTAAAAACCAACCTGCACCAGCTTTTAGTACAGTTTTAAAACCAAATCGAATTGCAGGAAGAGATCTCTTAATGAAGTTTTGTTTTTCCTCCTCCGGCAAAATGCTCGCAATAGCTGATGTTATTAGAAGTAATGGAGATTCTGCATGATCCCCTTTAAAGGCATCAATATAGACAACTTTAGACTCAGTTTCTTGCTCGATAATGAGATTCTTCAGTTTGATACTAAATTCTGATTTCCCTGTCCCCCATGCACCGTCTATTACCAGTGGTGAAATGTCTGCCTCTGGTTTTAACAATTTGATGATATTTTCAGCGATGTTTCTTCGTTGGAACTCGTCACGTTCAGTGAATGATAGTGTTTCTAACATAATATAAACCTGTTAACTCCTACAGTAAAAAACGCATAATACGACTTTGGGATTAAAAATCATTAACGCGGCCCGCAAAAATTCTTGTAATCTGCTAAGAGTGGTTACTTTGCCACGCAGCTTAAACCCGCCGTCGAGCGGGTTTTGTCGTTTCTGGGCCTGGGATTCGTTGGGCCTGGCCTATCCCGCAGTTATCGATTGGCTCGGCTTCTTTTACGTTTCCGCTTCTGATTTGCGGTACGTGGTATTCCCTCAATTTGCACCTGCTGTATCAGCGAGGTGAGAGATAACTACAAATGCCTCATAACCCAAATACCTGGCCTGATTTACTTGAATTGTTACAGAGCTGGTGGCGTGGAGACACACCGCTGGGCGCAGTCATTATGTCGATTGTTATGGCTGGTTTGCGCATCGCCTATTTTGGCAGTGGTGGCGGCTGGAAGCGAAAAATGCTCGAGATTTTGCTCTGTGGCGCTCTGACACTGACCTTTGCATCTGCTCTTGAGTATGTCGGATGGCCTAAATCGCTTTCTGTTGCCATTGGCGGTGGGGTTGGGTTGATTGGCGTCGATGCCATTCGCGGTGCGGCAATGAGAGTAATCGGTAACAAATTTGGTGGCTCTAAGGAGTAATTCATGCTGACACTAAATTCTCAACGTAAAGCTTTCCTTGCTATGGTGGCATGGTCAGAAGGAACGGATAACGGACGGCAACCGACATGTAACCACGGTTATGACGTTATTGTCGGAGGCGAACTGTTCACTGATTACTCCGATCATCCTCGCAAACTTGTCACACTAAACCCAAAACTAAAATCAACAGCCGCCGGACGTTATCAGCTTCTTTCACGCTGGTGGGATGCTTACCGTAAGCAGCTTGCTCTGAAAGACTTCTCTCCCAAAAGCCAGGATGCTGTGGCATTGCAGCAGATTAAAGAGCGTGGCGCTTTACAGATGATTGATCGTGGCGATATTCGTCAGGCTATCGACCGTTGCAGCAATATCTGGGCTTCATTACCCGGTGCAGGTTACGGACAGTATGAACATAAAATCGGTGACCTGATTGCCCGATTTAAAGAGGCAGGTGGGGTGGTAAATGAAGTTGAGCTATAAGCTGGTTATCGCTGCTTTCTTCGTTACTGTCATTGGTTCTTTCATCTGGTCAGCCAACCACTACTACAGCAAATATCAGTACGAAAAGAAACGTGCTGATGAGGCTGTACAAAATGCTGAATCAGCAACTGCCATTACCAATAACGTCCTGCAATCAATGCAAATCGTCAATACAGTTCTGGAGGCTAACCAGCATGCAAAACAGCAGAGCGCACTGGAGTCACAGAGAACCCAGGCTGATATCAAAGTGGCTGTTGCGGATGATGATTGTGCTGTACGCCTTGTGCCTGCTGCCGCTGCTGACCGGTTGCGGAAATACGCGGACAGTTTACGTAACAGTACCTCCAATTCCGCTTCCAGCTACTCTGACTTTGGAAACTCCAGTACCGCACATCCCCGATACTCTGACCTATGGTGACAGTCTGGAGTTGAATGTGAGTCTGTTGTCAGCGTTGGAACAGTGTAATCTTGATAAAGCGACAATAAAAAGTATCGATGCTAACAAGTAAAAGGGCCTGCACCTTTATAGAGATGATTCCGTGTTAATATCGCCCCTTTAACGGGAGGCATTATGATGGATTGGAATATGTTGTCTGCTATTGGAGCTTGTTGTTCGGCTATCGCGTCTTGGGGGGCGTTGTGTTATGCACGCAAGGCGTTAAACACATGGAATAGACAAGAGCAATTTAAAGTAAAGTTAGAGTTTAAAAGAGCTTTACTTGAGCTGGAGGATGCCTTTGAGGCAATGCCAGATAATTGGAATTCCACACAATATAGAATAGCTAGAACAAGAGTTGGACAGCAGTATAATGCTGTTGTTCACCGAGTTGATGATGAAGCACAGCTATATTTCAAGAAAGAAGACCTTAAATCAGCATACCAGAATGCAGTGAGAGCATGGGTTTTATGTGAAGGGGGGATTAAAGATAAAAGTATACATGCTGAATGGAAACAACTCAGGACTGGTTATAGTCAATATATTCTGACTGGTGGAAATAAAAATTGCTACTTATCAAAAATAGAAAAAATATATTCTAGAATTGTAGTGTTCATAGATTAATTTTTATATGAGAGAGACAAGTACTCTCTCATTATGGATATTTTACATGCCACCACGAACCCCAAAAGCCTGCCGCGTTCGCGGCTGCCGCAATACCACCATAGATCCGTCAGGCTATTGCGAAAGCCACAAAAGCGAAGGCTGGAAGCAATACAAACCAGGCCTGTCTCGTCATCAGCGCGGTTACGGTTCGAAGTGGGATACCATCCGTGAACGTGTGCTGAAGCGTGACAAAGGCCTGTGTCAGTTATGTCTGCGTGCCGGTGTGGTGCGTGAGGCGAAAACCGTTGACCACATTATCCCTAAGGCGCATGGCGGCACTGATGCAGACAGTAATCTGCAGAGTCTGTGCTGGCCGTGTCATAAGGCGAAGACGGCCTGTGAACGGCTGAAGTGATAATAACTCTCAACTGTCTGAGGGGAGGGGAGGTCAAATCTCTGTGACCTGACGTCTTCTGGACTGCCCGCCTCCTCGAATTTTTATACCCGCGAAAAATGAAATTTAACCAGGAGTGCCGCATATGGCTGGAACGGCGGGGCGTTCCGGGCGTCGCCCCAAGCCTACGGCGCGCAAGGAGCTGGCCGGGAACCCCGGAAAGCGAGCCCTGAATAAAGAAGAACCAGTATTCACACCAATAAATGGGGTTTCTCCTCCGGACTGGTTTAACGAAGAAGATATGCCTCTGGCATCAGTTATGTGGGAACTGACCACCAAAGAATTGTGTGGTCAGGGACTGCTGTGTGTTACGGATTTGGCTGTACTGGAGCGCTGGTGTGTCGCCTACGAGTTCTGGCGGAGAGCAGTAAAAAATATCGCAAAAGAAGGTAACACCATAACTGGCGCTATGGGGGGGAAAATAAAGAACCCTGAACTTACTGCCAAGAAAGAACAGGAATCGGAGATGAGTTCTACTGGTTCTATGCTGGGCCTTGACCCCAGTAGTCGACAGCGCCTTATTGGTCTGGCCGGACAGAAGAAAACATCTAACCCATTCCTGAAGATGATCAACTCATGAGCCGGAAATCATATCCCAACGTTAACGCCGCTAATCAGTATGCCCGCAACGTTGTGCGGGGAAAAATCACGGCATGTCAGTATGTCATTCAGGCCTGCCAGCGTCACATTGATGATATGGCGGCGGAGAAGAGTAAAAGGTTTCGGTACCGCTTTGATAAAGACATGGCTGAGAAAGCTGCAAAGTTTATTCAGTTACTTCCACATACAAAAGGTGAATGGGCGTTCAAACGTATGCCGATTACCCTGGAACCGTGGCAACTTTTCATCGTGTGCTGTGCCTTTGGCTGGGTACAGAAGGGAACAAAGCTTCGTCGTTTTCGTGAGGTCTACACAGAGATACCACGTAAGAACGGGAAATCGGCTATTTCAGCTGGTGTAGCTCTCTACTGTTTCACCTGTGATAACGAATTCGGTGCGGAAGTATACTCCGGCGCCACGACTGAAAAACAGGCGTGGGAGGTATTTCGTCCCGCGCGTCTGATGTGTAAGCGCACACCACTACTGGTGGAGGCATTCGGTATAGAGGTGAATGCCTCAAACCTGAACCGTCCGGAGGATGGTGCCCGCTTCGAGCCGTTGATCGGCAACCCCGGGGACGGGGCATCACCGCACTGCGCAATAGTTGACGAATACCACGAACACCCTACGGATGCGCTCTACACAACAATGCTTACAGGTATGGGCGCGCGCCGACAGCCGCTGATGTGGGCAATAACCACGGCGGGCTACAACATCGAGGGGCCGTGTTACGACAAGCGACGCGAAGTGATTGAGATGCTGAACGGATCGGTGCCGAACAACGAACTTTTTGGCGTGATTTACACGGTTGATGAAGGGGATGACTGGACAGATCCAAAAGTGCTGGAGAAAGCAAACCCGAACATTGGGGTGTCAGTATACCGTGACTTCCTTCTCAGTCAGCAACAGCGTGCTATTAACAATGCCCGCCATGCGGGTGTGTTCAAAACGAAGCATCTCAATGTATGGGTTGCCGCCCGCACAGCATTCTTTAATCTGGTTTCCTGGCAAAACTGTGAGGATAAGACGCTGACGCTGGAACTGTTTGAGGGTCAACCCTGCGTACTGGCGTTCGATCTGGCTCGTAAGCTGGACATGAACAGCATGGCGAGGTTATTTACCCGTGAAATAGACGGGAAAACGCATTTTTACAGCGTGGCGCCACGTTTCTGGGTGCCGTATGACACGGTCTACAGTGTTGAGAAAAATGAGGATCGCCGTACTGCGGAACGTTTTCAGAAATGGGTTGAAATGGGCTTTTTGACAGTAACTGATGGTGCGGAGGTGGATTACCGCTACATCCTTGAAGAGGCCAAGGCTGCGAACAAACTGAACCCGGTCAGCGAATCCCCCATTGATCCATTTGGTGCCACCGGGCTTTCACATGATCTAGCTGATGAAAACCTGAATCCCGTCACTATCATCCAGAATTACACCAACATGTCCGATCCGATGAAAGAACTGGAAGCGGCGATTGAATCGGGGCGCTTTCATCATGACGGCAATCCTATCATGACCTGGTGTATCGGCAACGTGGTCGGCAAAACCATTCCGGGTAACGATGACGTGGTGAAGCCTATTAAGGAGCAGGCGGAAAATAAAATCGATGGTGCAGTTGCACTGATTATGGCGGTTGGCAGAGCCATGCTGTACGAGAAAGCAGACACGCTGTCTGACCACATTGAGTCCTACGGGATCCGCTCGCTTTAACTGAGGTAATTATGATCATGCTGATTCTCGCGCCTCTGGTGGGCGTGCTGGGTGCGCTTTTGCTGGCGTATGGTGCCTGGCTGATTTATCCCCCGGCGGGTTTTGTTGTTGCCGGGGCGCTGTGCATGTTCTGGTCGTGGCTGGTGGCGCGATATCTCGACCGTACACAGCAGTCTGTCGGCGGAGGTAAATAGTGTTCTTTTCGGGATTATTTCAACGAAAAAGTGACGCGTCGGTGACCACGCCAGCAGAGCTGGCGGATGCTATCGGGCTGTCATACGACACCTATACCGGAAAGCAGATCAGCAGTCAGCGGGCCATGCGACTGACGGCGGTTTTTTCCTGCGTCAGAGTGCTGGCAGAGTCGGTCGGGATGTTGCCCTGCAACCTGTATCACCTGAACGGCAGCCTGAAACAGAGAGCCACTGGCGAACGTCTGCATAAGCTGATCTCCACGCATCCCAATGGCTATATGACGCCGCAGGAGTTCTGGGAGCTGGTGGTCACCTGTCTGTGCCTGCGGGGCAACTTTTATGCCTACAAAGTGAAAGCATTTGGCGAAGTGGCTGAACTGCTGCCCGTCGATCCCGGTTGTGTGGTGCCGAAGCTTAACAGTAGCTGGGAGCCGGTCTATCAGGTCACATTCCCGGATGGCTCCACGGATGTACTGAGCCAGGAGGATATCTGGCATGTGCGCACGCTGACGCTGGACGGACTGGTGGGGCTGAATCCCATCGCCTATGCCCGCGAGGCAATATCGCTGGCGGCAGCGACCGAAGAGCACGGGGCCAGACTGTTCAGCAATGGCGCGGTGACGTCGGGTGTGTTGCGTACAGAGCAGACGCTGTCGGATCAGGCTTATGAGCGCCTGAAGAAAGATTTTGAGGAGCGTCACACCGGGCTTGGTAATGCTCACCGCCCGATGATCCTTGAGATGGGGCTGGACTGGAAGTCGATGGCGCTGAACGCCGAGGACAGCCAGTTCCTGGAAACCCGCAAGTTTCAGCTTGAAGAAATCTGTCGTCTGTTCCGGGTGCCATTGCACATGGTGCAGAACACCGATCGCGCCACCTTCAACAATATTGAAGAGCTGGGGCTGGGATTTATCAACTATTCACTGGTGCCGTATCTGACCCGCATCGAACAGCGGATCAACACCGGACTGGTACGAAAAAGTAAGCAGGGCGTTTTTTACGCCAAATTTAACGCAGGAGCGTTACTGCGTGGGGATATGAAGTCCCGTTTTGAAGCCTATGCCACCGGGATCAACTGGGGGATTTACTCTCCCAATGACTGCCGCGACCTGGAAGATATGAATCCGCGTCCCGGTGGTGATGTCTATCTCACACCGATGAACATGACCACGAAACCCTCCGATGGCAGTAAAGCTGGTAAGCAGAAGGATAACGCCAATGCAGACGAAACAACGTCTTGATGTACCGCTGAGTCTTAAATCTGTCAGTGACTCCGGTGAGTTTGAAGGGTATGGCTCCGTCTTTGGTGTAAAGGACAGCCACGATGATGTGGTGATGTCCGGGGCATTTGCTGCTTCCCTGCGGGAGTGGAGTGACAGAAAAGCGTTACCTGCGCTGCTCTGGCAGCACCGCATGGATGAGCCCATCGGTGTTTACACCGAAATGAAGGAAGACGATGTCGGGCTGTACGTTAAGGGGCGATTGCTCATTGATGATGATCCCCTGGCAAAACGCGCACATGCACACATGAAGGCCGGTTCGTTAACCGGCCTTTCTATTGGGTACGTACTGAAAGACTGGGAATACGACCGGAGCAAAGAAGCCTTTCTGCTGAAAGAAATCGACCTCTGGGAAGTCAGTCTGGTGACGTTCCCGTCAAACGATGAGGCACGGATCAGCGACGTCAAGAACGCGCTGGCCCGCGGGGAAATCCCCGAACAGAAAAAAATCGAAAGAGTCCTGCGTGATGTCGGACTCTCCCGTACCCAGGCCAAAGCATTCATGGCCGGGGGCTATGGCGCACTGTCCCTGCGCGACGCTGAGGATGTGGGCTCTGCACTGAATGTACTGAAAAATCTGAACTTCTAATCAGGAGAAATACGATGGCGGTTGATATTAAAGATGTGGAACAGGTCGCGCAGGAACTTCAACAGAAGTTTGACGACTTCAAAGCAAAGAACGACAAGCGCGTTGAGGCGATTGAGCAGGAAAAGGGCAAGCTTGCCGGGCAGGTGGAAACCCTGAACGGGAAACTCAGCGAGCTGGAAAATCTCAAAAGCGACCTTGAAAAAGAGCTGCTTGAGCTGAAACGTCCGGCAGGTGGAGCGCAAAACAAGGTGGCTGCAGAACATAAAGACGCTTTCGTCGGCTTTCTGCGTAAAGGCCGCGAAGACGGTCTGCGCGATCTGGAGAGTAAGGCGTTGCAGGTGGGCACTGATGAAGATGGTGGTTATGCCGTGCCGGAAGAGCTGGATCGCAGCATTCTCAGCCTGCTGAAAGATGAGGTGGTGATGCGCCAGGAGGCCACGGTGATCACCGTGGGCGGTTCCGACTATAAAAAACTGGTGAATCTGGGTGGTACGGCTTCCGGATGGGTCGGCGAAACTGACACGCGTTCCCAGACCGCTACTTCCAGGCTGGGACTGATTGAGCCTTTCATGGGGGAAATCTACGGCAACCCGCAGGCCACCCAGAAAATGCTGGATGATGCCTTCTTCAACGTGGAAGCCTGGATCAACAGTGAACTGGCGACCGAATTTGCCGAACAGGAGGAAATTGCCTTTACCACTGGTGACGGCACCAAGAAGCCGAAAGGGTTCCTGGCCTATGAATCCACCGAAGAGTCCGATAAGGCTCGTGCGTTCGGTAAACTTCAGCACATCGTATCCGGTGAAGCGACCGCGGTGACCGCTGATGCCATCATTAAGCTGATTTACACGCTGCGTAAGGCGCATCGTACCGGCGCGAAGTTCATGATGAACAACAACAGCCTGTTTGCCATCCGTCTGCTGAAAGATACCGAGGGTAACTATCTGTGGCGTCCGGGGCTGGAACTGGGACAGCCATCCTCACTGGCGGGTTACGGTATCGCTGAAAACGAACAGATGCCGGATATCGCCGCCGATGCGAAAGCCATTGCGTTTGGTAACTTCAAACGGGGTTACACCATCGTTGACCGTATCGGCACCCGCATCCTGCGCGACCCGTACACCAACAAACCGTTTGTCGGTTTTTATACCACCAAGCGCACCGGGGGTATGCTGGTCGATTCACAGGCTATCAAGCTGCTGAAAGTCGCTGCGGCGTAATCACTGGTGGGGCGCTGAACGGCGCCCCTGTTCTGACAGGTGAGGGAATCATGATCCTGAAACAAGATCTCAAATGGTCGCCAGACGGTCTGCGTGTTGAAATCATTCGTGCCGGTGAACACGACGACAGGATACTCCCGGCCCGGGTGCAGGAGATTGCGCTTCAGACCGGGTTAGCAGAGTGCGAAACCAGTGCAAAAAGCAATAAAGCGGTGAAAGAGAAAAAATCCACGACCAGTCAAGAGGGCTGAGTATGCTTCTGAGCGTGGAAGAAATTAAAGCTCAACTCCGGCTAGATGAGGATTTTGAAGCCGATGAGCGCTACCTGCAACTGCTGGCCAGAGCGGTACAAAAGCGGACGGAGACGTATCTGAACCGGAAGCTCTATGCGCCGGATGAAACCATTCCGGACAGCGATCCTGACGGACTGCTCCTGCAGGATGATATCCGTCTGGGGATGTTGATGCTTATCAGTCATTTCTACGAAAACCGATCTTCCGTCACGGAAGTGGAAAAACTCGACATGCCACAGAGCTTTGGCTGGCTTGTCGGTCCATACAGGTACTTTCCACAATGAAAATTCGTCAGGCGCAGACCAGCGCCACATACCTTTTGCCCGACCCAGGCGAACTTGACCAGCGCATTGTTATCCGGCGGCGTGTCGATGTTCCGGCTGATGACTTTGGCGTAACGCCGACGTACCCGGAGCAGATCCGGACGTGGGCCAAAAAAGCGCAACCCGGTGCGGCAGCTTATCAGGGGTCTGTGCAGATAGAAAACAGGGTGACGCACTATTTCACCATCCGTTTTCGCCGCGGTATCACCGCCGATCATGAAGTGCTCCACGACGATATTTCTTATCGGGTTAAACGGGTCCGTGATCTGAACAGTAAACGCCGCTTTCTGTTGATCGAGTGCGAAGCGCTGGGTACCGATAACGGGAGTGACTATGCCGCAGAAAGCATATTTACACGTTGATTTCGTACAGCCGGAAGAACTGGTGTTTAACCGGGCGAGAATGCGGCGGGCGTTCGTCAAAATTGGTCAGGTGCACATGCGTGATGCGCGGCGACTGGTCATGAAACGTGGCCGCTCGAAGCCAGGCGAAAACCCCTCGTACCGCACCGGCCAGCTGGCGCGTTCTATCGGCTACTACGTACCCCGTGCGTCAAAAAAACGTCCGGGGCTCATGGTGAAGATCGCGCCTAACCAGAAAAACGGCGAGGGCAACCGGCATATCAACGGTGCCTTTTACCCCGCCTTTCTGTTCTACGGTGTTCGCCGTGGGGCGAAACGTAAGAAAGGCCATCATCGCGGCGCATCAGGCGGCAGCGGCTGGCGTGTGGAACCACGTAACAACTACATGACTGAGGTTCTGGATAAACGCCGCAGCTGGACACGTTATGTGCTCTCCCGCGAATTGCGAAAATCACTCCGTCCTCAGCAAAGGAAGAAAAAATGAAATTAACCCCGATTATTGCGGCACTTCGCAGCCGTTGCCCTCGGTTTGAAAACCGTGTGGGTGGCGCAGCGCAGTTTAAAGCGATACCGGAGGCCGGAAAGCTCAGACTACCAGCCGCGTATGTTGTGCCAGCCGAAGACGTCACGGGTGAGCAGAAATCGCAGACCGACTACTGGCAGGATTTGACGGAGGGTTTTTCCGTCATCGTGGTACTCAGCAACGAAC